CTACGTCTTTGTAGATGCCATCAACTCCGTTATAGAAGCTAAGCACATAGCTGACAAAATCTTCGTTACCCATAAAAAATCTCCTTAGAAGCTATATTATGACTATAGCACCAAGGAGACCTTTTGTCAACCGTTTTTTTTTACTTTTTTGGATTCTGATTTACAAAATCATACATCTTTTGAGCGGTCTCAAGGACCTTATCAAGACCAGGAAACTCCGGAACAGAGACTTTGGTAACAATCTTACCATCGTCATCCTTCGCTTGCGATACTTCCCAGCCAAACAGTTTAGCTTTATATTCTTCAATGACTAGCTTTTCTGCTAGACCTAAAATATCAGAACGGATTTCATATCCATTCTTATTGAACTTAATCTCAGGAAGTCCCGGAATCTTGTTATCACTCATAATATATTTCCTTATAAAATGGTTGTAATGAATGCGTAGGTTAGAACCATCATCCCTGAAATCGTGGTGATGAATCCGGCCCGCGCCGCATATAGTGCTTTATTTGTCATTATTACTTTTCTTCTTTCTTCTTCTGTGTGTTAAAAATAGCCTTTGCAGCTTCCTGCATAGACTTTGCGGTTTCTGTATAAAATGATTTATCAGTAACAGTTTTATGCATATTGCTGGCAGTAGTAAAACCAACATCAATTGCCTTCTTAGTATACTCATTTTGTGCATCTACAAATTCATGCATAATTTTTGCTAGACCTTCGTGCTTTACAAAAGTGTCAACAAAAATCTTCTTTGAAGTTTGGATGGCGTCAACGGTATTATTGACTAAAGTAGTTAACATATTATCTACTCCTTAGTTGCAACGACCGAGAAGGTCTCGGCTGTCAAAAAACTCAGCCTTGCTAAGACCATTGCTGCGATCCTTATCGGCATAGCTAAAGAACTTAGGCTGAGTGCGGCAACCCGCGCCAGTCAATTCAGTAAGTGAGATTTCCCCGCTAGTGTCTGCATCAAGCTTGGTGAACAATTCAGTCTTCCAAGAAGCGAGTGCTGGGGTTGATAGTGTGAGGGCCATAAGCAGGCCGATAGTGATATTCTTCATAATTTTTTCCTCTGTGTGTGATGTAGCTGTTGCTACGTTTTATTTATGCTGCAAGTGCGAACAAAAACAAATACTATTTAACCGAATCTAGGTAGCTTTGAAAGTCTCCATATAGTGTCATCATCATCGCTATTCTATGATCATAAAGTTTAATATACGGTTGTTTCTTGCCATTGTCAAGAAGTTTAACGCCGATGTAATAAGGACATTTAACCTTTTTGTCAAGCATTAAAGTATACTTTCCCCAACTACTTCCCCCTGTAGTACCTTTGGGAGGAGTAAAGTTGAAGTCATAATAAGCTATCTTAGCTCTATCAAATGCAACCATACCAACATCAGTAAGCCGTAATCCGGAACCAACTCTTCCTGTAACAAACCAATCAAATACTAACTTATCTGGTGCAATGTCCTTCCAAGGAAAATCTGGATCATCCTTAGCTTCATTTAGTATTAGTTTTACTATTTCAATTTTGGTCTTGGGATAAGTCATCGGGGTAGACCGTTCTACCGCTGTTCATAAACACAACAGTAAACTTATCAGTCTTGAATTGCGCATTCAACTTTCTGCACAGATTTCTAGCATGACCTGGATTTGAAAAGCTTGTTTTCTTGTATTTGGGAGCCACATCATTAGCTAAGTAATGCGAAGATTTCAAGTTGATTGGCTGGTCGTCATAGAACACCGCCCAAATACCCGCAGCCTCAACGATTTGGTCGCACTTGTATGTCTTCTTATCTACATACTCTACTATTACGGTAGCTTGAGTTCTGCTCATTAGAATGAACCACCCTTAATCTGAACATTAATTATCTCGTTTTTGTCACTATTGCTTGATAATTCATGTAAGTCCGCTAAAAGTCTAGTAATGTCATCCCTAAGCCCACGAGCATCCACAATGGACAGAACAATGTCTTTGTTCATTTTGGATTCTACCACGGACATTTTGTCCATAAACTTCTTAATATGCAACATGATCTATGTATTTATCATGCTTTCTGCTTCTGCTTTGGTTTTAAAGGGTCCTAAATATTTATACCGTTGTATGAAGATATACTTAGGACATAGCTGCACGGATTTAACTCCGTTTTGATCAACGACAAAGTATCCAGCAGTATGCAAGCATTTACTTTTTTTAGTTTTCGTAAATAAATGAAGCCCTCGGGTAACGTCATATACTGAATTATATACTCGTGCAGTAGTAGGATATTCTGCATATGGTATAGCGGGTTTTACCTTAGCAGTGTCAAAACGCTCAAATTTAATTTGTGTTTGTTTCTTAAGTTCTTCTGCGTTGTTGAACTGAAGGAAGGTGCCGTTAATTTGCACCCCGTATCCAGCGTTGTTTGCTTCAATGTTCCCGACCTTTTTATGACCGTCAGTGACGATCCAAAATTGGTTCTTAACGATTGGTTTTGCGACTAGTTCAGTCATTGTATTCCTTTGTTAGTGCCTTAAACAGGTCTTTCTTATGCTTCGGTGTCCAGTGCTTTGCAGTAACTCCGCAGTCACCGTGCTTACGCTCAAGATCGCAATAGCTAGTTTCAGCTTTAATACGCTCTGGGCCAGTCACCGGATCAATTACATCACGGGCCGGCTTGATAGACTTAGCACATTTGTACATAAATCCCTTAGCACCTATTCGGCCACCGAACGTAAAAATATTGTTCGCTATGCTCATCTTGCTAAATTTGCAATCTTTACAGAGATATACAGGGTCAATTGGCATTGAGAACTCCTTTGTAGGGAGAGTTGAGCCACTTTGCATACGATTCACTTTGGTCGCTGATGCGAGTAAGTTCATACTTACCACAGAACTTCATAAGATGAATGCCTACGCTAGGAGTCAATTCAGTGCGGACGTTTTCACGAATGACAGTATCAACTGCAAGCTTGATATCGTCAGGCTGTGCTGTAAGGTCGATCAAAGTGCGATTGCGTTCGTAATCATCCTTGACGCGGTGTTCTTCGCTATTATGATCGACCCAGCGTTGAAGCATCATGTTATTCCACTTGAAGCCTTGCTTTTCACGGTCATCAAATGCTTCACGAATACCTACACTATTCTTGCTACCCTTCTCACGAACACCGGGATATGCGCTGAACACATTGTCAGTTGCGTCACCGCGAATAATCTTCTTGAACAATAGATACTCCGGGTCCTCAAGCAACTTGTGTTCGCCAGTCTTCTTGTCCTTTACAGGCTTACCACGGTCATTAAAGTAACCGTCAAGCTTAATCAACTGACCAGCAACACCGTTATATTGATGAACATTCTCTGAAATCAACTGCACAAAGTCAGTATCGGACGAAATGATAAAATGCTCATCATCAGGGTGTAGATGAACGAACCGAGCAATGATATCGTCTGCTTCTGCATTGGGAACACGCAATACACTAGTGTTAGTCTTCTCACGCAGGAACGTAGTGAACTGTTCATACGTTTCCCAAAACATCTTGTTTTCTTCGACTTCCCGTTCGGTCATTGCGGACTCATCAAGCTTACGATGAGCCTTGTACTGCGGGTAGAAGTCTTTACGCCAGCTACGACCCTCAAGACAGAATACCACATGATCTACGCCAAACATGCGTTGAACTTGATTTACGCTAGACATAGTAAGATGCATAGCCATGCCAATCTTCTCCCATGTGTCAGTGTTGCGATTAGCAACATGCCGAGCGCGGAAGAAAGTATTAGCTGTGTCAATCAATGCGTATTTCATGTGGTACTTTCTCTGTTAATATATACATATATTACGCTATTTTGCGCCTATTGTCAAGCTTTATTTTGTCAAGGAATCGGTCAGGATTCAAATCAATTGTTGAAAACATTCCGGCATGTTCAATCATAAAAGGTAAAAACTGCGGCTTGATTTTCTTAATAGAATCGTATGGATAGTTTACAATAGCATTAGCAATGAAGTGCTGTAGGTCCTCAATATCAATATTATGCTTAGGGTCTAACCACTCCAATTTCTTGTCACTGAATATTCCCATTCGGAACCTTTTCCATTCAGTTTTAATGAAATTTTCTAGGTCACGAATTTGTTCAGTACTACCGTAATACAAATCAATGAAAGTCTGCGGGGATGCCACCGGTCTAGAATATTCTAATAGACGTTCAGCAGGATCGGCTCTAGTGGTGATACCATATCCAAGCACAAGAGTTTGTGCTTGGACAATGATATACAACCAAGAGTTATTAGAGGGTAGAGTTTGCAATTTTCTGCCTCATTGAAAGGGGGAGAGAATCATAAATGTCATGTCGTGCAGTTGGAGTCGGAGCATACACATACGCAGTCGCATCACTTGTTACTGGATGGGTACCTCCTAAACGCTTATAAATCTTAGACACGATTGCAAGAGCGCAGTTGTCAGCGGGTGACCCGCCC